TTTGTTTTCATCGCTTCGCTGGAGGGTGTTGCTGATGTGGAGTGGGTGGGTTTGTTGAGTGGTAGGGGGAGCACCTGAAGCTACACGTTAGGAGGCGGCGGCAGCGTCAGAGGTGTATAAGAGACATGTCTCTGACAAAAGCGAAGCGGCTACGCCAAGTACGGTAAACGACAATGCAATCCCGAGCAGCCCCATAAGTAAATCACCAAACTCAATTGATGCAAACATGCCAATAGCAACTGCTGTAGCTGCCAAACCTGCGGCAAGTGGCAGAAGTGCTGCGCCAAGAAGGGCCATCATCGGAGTAACGTTACTCAGTAAGAGCGATCCAGCTCCAAGAATGGCCAATGCGCCAACCACTCCAAGAAGCCCAGTCGCAATGTTCTCTAGGCCAATAGCAGCAAACCCGGAAAGAACTGCAGCCACAGATGCCAACCCTAAGGTCATTGGGATTAATGCAGCGCCAAGCAACGCCATCTGAGGAATAACCGGCTCAAGCAGCAGCGCGGCTACACCAAGAACAGCTAACGCCCCAGCAATTTCCAACAAACTTTCGGCAACAACGCCAGGATCCATAAGCCCAAATATGGCCAAAGCCCCAGCCACAAGGCCAAGACCAAACGCCAAAGGAATAAGTGCTAGACCTAGAGCACTCATTTGAGGAATAACCGATTCAAGAAGCCAGGCAGCTACTCCAAGAACCGCCAGTGAAGCGGCAATCTTAAGCAGGCTTTCTGCGACTACTCCGGTGTCAAGTACACTGAACAACGCCAAAGCACCAGCCACAAGTCCAAGACCAATGGCCAAAGGAATAAGCGCTAAACCTAAAGCACTCATAGATGGAGCAACGCCCTCTAACAGTTTAGCTGCAATACCAAGGACTGCCAAAGACCCCGCAATGGCTATAAGGCCCCTTGCTATTGTGTCGTTTTCCATAGTACCAAAGATTGCCAATGCTCCCGCAAATATAACTAACGCCGTAGATAGCGCAATTAAAGCGATACCTAAAAAGTCGAGTTTTGCAACGGAACTTGGCCCGCTAATTACAGCGTTTAATGACGCCATTACTCCAACAAGCATTGTCATGCCAACAGACATAGCAAGCAGCGCTTTGGTAAGGGCCGCAGAATCAATCAAAGAAAGCGCAACCATAGATATAGTAAGTATACCCACAGCCTCGGCAATCTTAAGCAATGCTCGTGCTCGAAGTTCCATCTGCATGGCCCGAAGAGTGATAGTCAGCTCCTGGAACATGTTCTTAATACGGAACACCAAGCTTGACATCACATTGATGTTTAACCCGCCATGCGTAAGCTGCCAGAACACACCAGTAAGCGCTCCAACAAGACCGACATTAACCATGTCTCCGATAGCATCAAAGTTTCCTTCAGAGAAAGATTCCTTCAAGCTATCCCACCAACCAGAAAATGACTCTTTAACTCGATCAATATACCCCATCAAGAAATCACCAAGCTTTTGGAATCCCTGCTTAATACGATCCCAAGTGCCAGATAACCGATCTCCTGCAGAAGAAATACTGTCTAGCCTGTCACTGATTCTACCAAATCGACTATCCATGCCATCGACATTTGACGATGATTCAGGCCCAAACAGCTGCCCAAACCACTTTGCCATGTCCCTAATGGCATTACTAAACGCTTGGATTGGGCCAGAGTTAGAAACGGTCGCCATAAACGACGACACCTTTTCTGCAACATTAGCAAAGAACTCTTGAATCGCCCCGCCATCAACCAAAATCTCTTTAAGATGCATGAGCATCTTACCAAGGCCACCGGCAAATCCTAAAGCTGCGCCGGCGCCACCAGAGAGTCCACTGATGAAAGCCCCAATAACACTGGCAACCCCCTTGATGACTTCCCAACCGATTGCCAAAACTGAGAACACCCCACGGAACACATTCCGTACCTGATGCCCAGTCTTGGATGCAATCGAGAAGTTACCAATGAAGTCTCGAATAGCACGACCAATCTTATGCAGCTCTGACACAGACTTAGATGGAAATATGTCAGTGAATGCTTGTTTGATAGGCCGAACGATGTTCATGATTGCGTGGTAGATACCAAGCAACATGTCCGGAACCCACTTAAGCGCTGCAGTGAGCTTCGTGAAGTCAATCCCTTCGATGAATTTAGCAATATTGATGCTCTTGAAGAACACAAATCGCTTGAACACATCGAGAAGGGGCTGTAACGATTCTTTGACCTTGTCGATCGCAGGACTAAGAGCGTTAAATATAACTCGAAGTCCAGCAAACGTAGTAGTAAACGCATCAGCACCAATTCGAGACAAAGCGGCTCGAAGGTTAGCTAGCGAGCCCGTGAAAGTTTCGTTTGCCCGAACAGAGTGATCTCCGAACGCCTCTTCCATCTTGTTAGAGAACGTCTCGAAGTCGATCGAGCCTTCCATGGCCATCTGTCGAAGTTCTTCAACAGTCACACCCATAGCTTCTGCGATCTTACCAATACCCAACCCACGAAGAGCAAACGAGTTCAAGTCGTTCGTGGTGACTTTACCCAAAGCGGCAATGTTCTGAAAGATGCCGCCCATTTCGCTAAAGCTTCGGCCTGTAATGGCAGCGACACCAGCAACGCCACGTAGGGCTCTGGTCATTTGTTCGCCAGAGTCGATTCCTGCGGCACCGAATACGCCAGCAAGCGTTGCGGCTTCACCAAGCCCATACGCCGTGCCTCGAACAGCGTCCAATGCGCTGTCCATGGTGGCTTCGACATCCATACCCAAGCCCTTGAACAGGAACTGCGCCTGTTCGATCTGAAGAGCCCTAGTGCGACCACCCTCAATCAGTGGGTTAAGTAATCCCTGAACAACACCTCTACCCGCATCAATTGCAGCGTTTGAAATTCTCTGAAGAACGGAGAAAGCAACCACACCCATAGCATCGAACTTACTAGAGATGTTATCGACACCAACGCCGATTTGCTCAAGATTCACCGAGTCTGCTTGCGCCTGTAGCCCAGCAAATCCGTTGTTCGCATTGAACTGCTGAATCGTAGCCGTCATCTGTTCGATGCTTCGCATTGTCTCAGCCATACCAGCCTGAAACTGCGAGTTATCAAAGTTCAGAGATACTACTTTGTTGTCGATGCTACTCATTGGGTCACCTCCTTCATAACTTCATTGATGATGTCGTCCATAACCGGTCTGATGGCTGGATTGATGAAATCTCTTCCTTCAACCCAACCACCAGTACCAGTTCCATGCCCATACTGCAAGAGTAGAACTACATTCTGTCCACCCTCAATGTCATCGTTGTACCAGGTTAGCGTGTACCCGCCAGTTGTTCCTTGTACTTCATATCGCCAAGAACCGGCGGCCAATCCTGTATCTACTGGTGTTGCACCAGACAACGCCGCTACCCCTTGTTCACCGCCTCGATGCAAGGCTCTGGTGATTGGGTCCGGAGACATAGCTTTCTCAAGCCATTTCTTTGTCCCATCAAACAATCCTGTGTCTGGTGAAAGCTTAAACATAGTTATCTCCCATGTAAATCACTTCCATTTTGACTGTATTGGATCAATACTCTGAAGGATCTGCTTGATAGTGGAAAGCATAGTGGACGTTATCAACGGTTCTTGTGGTGGGGCTAGTTCTACTAGGAACTGTGGCCGATAGAAACAACCCACCTTCCATAGCCCCAATTGCTTTACCAACATCGGCATTTAACGGGTCGTTGGAAATATTACCACAGAAGTGAAGACAGCCAGCGTTATGCCTAAAGTCACTCATACCAGCACTAACGTTGCCAATAGGAGTATACCCGTTGTCGTCATAGTTCACTCCGTCTACAGGAAGAAGTAACTTATACACGCTAGCAGTCCCCTGAGAGGGGGATCCGGCGGTGTCCCATCGAATGGTGGCCCCACCAGTAACTCGGCCCTTTGAGTCAATCATGTAGTAACCCTCACGAACCGGCGTGGTGCCAAGGTTCGGTGGACCACTAGGGAACGCCGTGATTGTTGGTGTGAACGTTTGCCATCCGGCTTCCGTCGTTTCGAGGTTACCGTTTCCGACTAGGATCCAAGTGTTGTCGTAAATCTTAATGATGTCAACCTTAGCTCCAACACCTAGAAGGGTTGCAACATACGGTTCGGGCCAAACCAACGTAACGCCTACCCCTGCGGCGACATGAACATCACCGGGCCCAGCCTGAATGATGCCAATTCGAGTGCCAACAGGGAAGTCTACGGAAGCGTCAGCAAGAATGGTGACTGTTTTAGCCGAAGAGGCATAGATCTCAACAAGACCTTCACCATCAGAAAGCTGAAGGTTATAACTATCCGTTTGAAAGTTAAGTGTAGCGTATCGGAGAAGCGTCGACCAAAGAACGTTGTAGTCTGTGCCGTCGACCTTAGCTAGAACCTGACCAGTAGTTCCTCCAGTTGGAAGACCAATACCGTCGGCTCCCGGATCTCCGTCAAGGCCCTGCGGTCCACGAACGTTACCTGCGTTAAGCGTGGTTGAGTCATGCTTGGTAAGGATCAGATCATCGCCGACCACTTCAGCATCAACAATAGCCGCTGCTTCAATTTCAGCCATTCTTGCTGCGGTCAAACCAGTAACTGTAGTCATGTTAGACTCCTATGAACTAGAAATTTCATACGTGTCTGCATCCAGATACGTAACCACGGCGCCATCAATCTCAAATGTAGTTTCATCTAACATGTAAACAAACTCGACTGGCCCTTCTGCGGACCAGGTACCGTCGCCATGATCAGTGATAACCACCGTACTTGATGTAGTGAGCATGTCAATTAATGTTGACAGCCCTGGAAGAGTAGGAGAACTGGTCTCCGTTCCATACAGAATATCTTCTAAGAACGCAAATCCTTCTTCTGCCATGTACCTTGAATCGGCAATAACATGTGCAGTAGGAGCGTAACCGTCAACTTTCTCTGGTTTGCTAGTAATCGACCACTCAAACTCCATAGGTGAAATATCATCAGACAGAGTTTCATAACTTAGCCCAGAGGGCACGGCTAGCAAGTTGTATAGAATGTGAATTTTATAACCTAAGTCAATTGAGTCCACATCGTCGCCAACGAGCGTACGATATGACAACCCAAAGGTTGGTTGCGATTGATGGTGGACACGAAGTCCAGGAATAGCCTCGCCGGTCCTTTTCCCCTCATATGTCAAGAATTCATCGGGGTATGTAAATGCCTTTATCTTTCCAGAAAAGTCATTTGTGAATCCTATATCGCCGTACTTTTCTCCATTGAAGAAATATGAATCGGCTCCTTGTATGGCTACTTCATCAACCGAAATAAGACCGTTCCAGGGAAGCCCCGTCCCATCCATAGGGTACAAGACGCCTCGATCCAACCCCGTGTCAAATATCTTTTCTCCAGGCTGGTCCCAATCTAATCTAGCCATGATTCTCCTAAAGAACTGCTACTAAGATGTCTGTTTGTGTAGGAAAGCTTGGCTCAGAAATATCGGTACCATAGAGCATGTCTTCGATATCTGAAATAGCTTCCGGGGAAGCAGTCAAAGAGTCAACGGTAAGATACGAAGTTGGGTTCCAGAAAGACACTCTTGGAGGAGTAGCTGAAACCTTCCATCGATGCTCTACAACACGAACTCGATCGTCAATTGTGGTTCTTGTCTTGTTCCCCGCCGAAAACAAGGCATTCCAAACAAAGTGAAGTTTGTAATCTTCCTCACCTGCTCGGATTCGATAAGCAAAGTCAAACCTTGTCCGAGGTTGCCCAGTTAAGTAGAACCCAGGAAGAGCCGCTGCTCGACCTAGTCCATCCAACATACTTTCAGGGAACCCATATGCTCTAACCTCGCCCGAATAGAACCCACCAAACTTTGAGTTCAAATAGGTCACACCTTCAAATGCTGAGTAAGCATCATCAGGTTGATCTTCATCTCTAGAAACTTCGATAAGTCCGTTCCAAGGAAGAACTTCATCGGTCGCATGTGAATGGATGACTCCTCGGTCCAGACCATATGCGAATGGCGGAGTTGAGTCACCCCAAGTTAACGGTGCCATCTCATCCCCTTGAGTTCTGTTGTGCTCGACGCTCTGCGTTGATGCGGTTTCTCTCGGCGATCATCTCAGCTCGAGTCCTCTTCTTTGGAGGAGAGTTTTTCACGTTACAAACCTTGATCAACGACAGCAGCTTGTTCAAGTGCCAATGTTGACATGGCTCAAACGGAATCGACAAAGCAACCATCCAATAGTAGATCAGTTCTGCAGTGATTGTTTCTCCAGAACCTCTCTCTTTTGGCATGTTCGGAAACGTAGTCGCAGATTGCTTTGACTCAATGTATCGATTGATCTGGTCCATGTTCTCTTGTGACATACCAAAGAACACTTCATCCGGAACGTTTGGGGTAAGAAGCATACACTTCAGATACCCAAACACTTCCTCTTTACTCTTTTCGCCTTTACCTAGAAAGGCTTTCTCATAAAGTGCTTCCCATTTTGACAGTGAGACCAGAGAATGCTCGAACTGCAACACTTGACTCGGAACTTGGATGAACTCCAAGGTAGCTTCGTTGAAGTGTTCGTCTGAAATTACTATAGTAAGCATTCTCTGGCCTCTTTCTGCCTAACGTCGGTTTACGGATCCCGAGTAAACGCCCAGTCATCATCGCTGAACGAGTTGAAAGCGTAGGAACCGTTGGTCGGCTCTGCCGTAATGGTCAGGTGACCACCAGCAGTAGCAATGGTGACCGTACCAGTAACCACAGCGTTCGTGTCGGCACGACGGTAACGCACACCAGTAACCGTAGGAATGGTGATGACACCAGTCGAGCTAACGAACGTCGGAGCAGTGGCGGTGACAAGAGTCGGGGCGCCACCGAACATACCAATAACCTCATCGGGAAGAGGAAGGCGAGGATCGGTAAGAGCCGTGCCATAAAGAGCCTCTTCGAGAGTCGCAAGGTTGTCAGCATCGACCAGGGTCGAGTCGATAACCAGAAGCGACGTGGGCTTGAGGTCGGTGACGGGGACGGCAGTGGTGGTGAACTCCCAGCTAAAGGTGATCGGCTCCGGAGAGTCGTTAACCGTAGCGTAAGCCTTCTCCGACGGGGAAGCCTGAGCACCATACAGAAGGTGCACCTTGTACCCGTAGTCGTTGCCATCAATGTCGTTACCAAGAAGCGTCCGGTAAGAAAGACCGAAAGTCTTTCGACGCTGCTGGGCCACGAGAACCCCAACCTCAGGGCTGGCCGTACCATCGCACTGACCAAACTCGTCAGGCCAGGTAAACGCCTCAATGGTCCCGCCAAGCTCCTCAACCGAAAGCAGGTTCAGGTACTTGATGTTGTCTGCATACTGAGCGTTAGCCTCGGCCCCCGAAGGACTCTCGGTAACAGTGGTAAGACCGTTCCAAGCAAAGCCGTCGCTGTAAACGCCGCCAGTAGGAATGTAAAGAACGCCTCGATCGACACCGGTCTCATAGAACCGGTCACCGTCAGCGTCCCAAGAAAGGACAGTCATAACTTCTCCTTAGAAGAATATGTTGTACACGAAATGATACACCTTGTCTGACACAAATGTTCGGTCAAACAAGCTCATGGGTAACTCGGCTATTTGTTCCGGAATCTCACTATCTGGATCTTTATCCAACACAGTAACCTGATATCCTCGCATGCCCTTGTACCGTTTATTGTCGGCAAACTTAGTCGCAGCCCTATCCCATCGATATACGATGCATGGATACTGCATTTCCAAGTTATTAGGGGGCTGAAAATATACATACTGGGAACCAAGAACATTTCGCAAGATTTCTTGAAGTTCTAGTCTATCTGCCACTAGTACTCCTAACTTTGCCTATTGTATAGCTCGCCTAGTGTTAGAATAAGGCGAGGGGGTTGGACTTCGACATTTGTCACGGTCCAGAGCCCCCCAAGCCATTTAACATACTGAATATGCACAAAGTTTTCGAATGCATACGCATCAGCTACTACACTAATAGAATGCGAAACGGAAATATCGCTGTTTACGGCCTCACCTTGCTCGAGGTTTCGAGCTAATCGTTTTATGTCTCCATAATAAGGCCGTTCAACGATACCTTCAACCCAGACACCAGATCCCGTAGGCGTTTCTACAGAACCGCCAGAATATCCAACTTCTCCGTAGAACTTAGTCACGAGATCCGACTCCTTAGTGAGCTATTAGCCCCGGTTACGGAAAGTCCAGCTCTTGTTAGCGCTGGAGGCGAAGTAGTAACCGGTCGCCGGGGTAGCGGTGACAGTGTAGGACTCACCCTCAGCCACGGTGTACGGCGAACCAGCGGCGTTGATCACAGTGCCAGCAGCGTTCTTGTAGACCACGCCAGTGGTGTTAGTGATGGTGACCTCGCCAGCCTCGGCATCGTACTCCGGAGCAGTCGGGGTGACCAGAACGTCATCGGTCGCAGCAGTGCGGAAGACCAGAGCAGCCATCGGACGAGCCAGAGCGCCCGACAGGCGGGTCTCCAGAAGGTATTTGTACTGGTTGTAATCAATGTCGAAGTCGTCCATCATGTTGACCTCGCCACCCTTGTCAGTACCGACGACATAGTCGGTCATGTTAACCAGGATCGCAACAAGCTCGTCGTCCTCGTCCATGGCCTCGACCGGAACGATCTCGGACACACGAAGAACCTCGGCAACCTCGGCCATCGTCTTGTAGATCTGACGACCAAGGGTGTCCTTGAGGGTCAGGAACTGCGAGATGATGGTCTCGGAGGTGAACATGGTCGGGAGACCAGAACCCTTGTAGCTCTTACGGTTGGTAATCACCGCATCGATGAACTCCTGAATGTTGGAGCTAGCATCGTTGAGGTTGATCGTAACCGTGGTGGTGTACAGGAAGTGATCCGTCGCAATCGGACGAATGTGAGTCTCCTGGATCTTGTCCTCGTGCGAAATATCCCGACCGTCACCGATCAGAATCGCTCGGGCAACTTCCTCATCAAGCATGACCCGCATCTCAGCACGCAGCCAAGCCACCACATCGAAGTCCTTGATGTCGACGATGTCATCTCGATCAAGCTTCTGCTTCTTGTAGATGGTCTGAGGCGTGGTCTCTCGCCGCATGATGCTGAAGAACTCATCCTTCTTCAGGTTCCCGGTGATGTAACCCTTGGCACGGGCCTCATCCTCGGTGATGTCGGCGAAGTGCGTACGCACTCGGGCGAACGGGCTCTTACGAGCACCGCCGATGACCTTCTGCACCCACTCCATACGGCGGGAAAGGAACTCGGGGGTGTTCTCCACGAGACTCCTGAGCATCTCGTATGCCGTCTTCTGCTTGAAAAAAAAAACGAAACTACAGAACACATAGTATTCCCTCATCTTGATGAAAAAAAAAAACAACAAAACAAACACAACAGAATCCACA